TATCAAAGTCTTTCGGATGAACTGCTGAAAGCCTACGCCGAGGGTCGCGTTAGATAGCCCTAAAGGAGATTTCTCATGGCTACAGCAACCTATCCCGGCGCGGCGGGTAATACCGCACTCACAGAAGCGGCAACTTTTGTACCAGAAATCTGGTCAGACGAAATTATTGCCGCCTATCAAAAGAACTTGAAGATGGCACCCCTTGTCAAGCGTATCGCTATGAACGGCAAGAAGGGTGACGTTATTCATATCCCGAAGCCTACTCGTGGTGATGCCAACGCTAAGGCGGCTGACACTGCGGTAACGATCATTGCCAACACAGAGTCAGAGTTGACAGTTACCATTAACCGTCACTTTGAATACTCACGTCTGATTGAGGACATCGTAGAGGTACAGGCTCTGTCATCTCTGCGTCAGTTCTACACTGAAGACGCTGGTTATTCGCTGGCTGTTCAGGTTGACAATGACCTTCATGCGGCTGGTACTGGTTTTGGTGATGGTGGTGCTGTTGTATTCAGCCCTGCCGCTACTGACTACCAGCATACTGGTTGTTTCTTCAACGACAATGGCACTACCACTCAGTACACTGATGACACTCTGGTAGCTGGTGACGAGTTTACGGATGCTTTTTTCCGTGACATGATCCAGAAGTTGGATGACAACAACGTACCGATGGAAAATCGCAACCTGATTATCCCGCCTGCAACGCGCAACGCGATTATGGGTATTGATCGGTATGTGTCTTCAGACTTTGTATCTGGCGGTACAGTCAACAGCGGCCTGATCGGCAACCTGTATGGTGTAGACGTTTACGTTTCTGCCAACTGCCGAACTATTGAGGCGGCGGCTGACAACACTGCATCTAGCGTTGACACCCGTGCGGCGATGTTGTTCCACACTGAGGCAGTCGTTATGGCAGAGCAACTTGCCGTTCGTTCGCAGACTCAGTACAAGCAAGAGTACCTGTCTACTCTGTACACCGCTGACACCCTTTACGGTGTTCAGGTGTATCGTCCTGAAGCTGGATTTGTTTTGGCAGTACCATCTGCCTAATCCAAACGGGGGCTTCGGCCCCCTTTCTTCTTTTCAGGCTGGGAACTACCAATGGCTAACTACACTAAGACTACTGACTTTGCGGCTAAAGATACTTTGCCCGGTGGCGATACCAACAAGGTTGTTCGCGGCTCAGAGTTTGAAACAGAATTTGACGCTATATCGACTGCAATTGCTACTAAGTCTGATATAGCAGGCCCCACGTTTACTGGCACAGTTACTATCCCGACCGCTGACATTAACGGTGGAAACATTGACGGAACTGTAATAGGCGCTTCTTCAGCCGCCGCCGGCACTTTTACAAACTTAACTGCAAGCGGAACCCTTAACTTATCCGGTCTTAGTGTTACGTTTTCACAGCTTGATGCTGGCGCAGTTACACTTTCGTCTGAAACATTTTCAGATGTAGATAATCAGATTCCCACCAACGCCGCTGTTATTGACTACGTAGCGGCTACTATTCCTACTATTTCAGAGGTAAACGATCTTAGCGCTGTTGTGACGTGGGCTAATGTGCCTGATGCAAACATTACTCAATCTAGCGTCACGCAACACCAAGCGGCACTAGCTATTGCGGCCACTCAGCTTACAGGCAACATTACTGTTCCGGGCAACGTTTATTTAGCTCCATCTGGCACAGGCTACACAGAGCTACGTGGCAATACTAATGCTGGTGCAATTCGTTTTAACTGTGAATCAAATAGCCACGGTGTAACGGTACAGGGGCCAGCCCATAGTGCGGCGTCAACCTATACCGTCAAACTCCCCGATACGCTTGGTCTTACTCAGGCGTCAGGCATTGTTACCTCAGATGCCAATGGTGTTGTTAGTTTTGACAATGGCACGATAGAAGAAGTCACCACTGTTACTTCTAGCTCCAACGCCGCAACCATTAACTTGCGCGATGGCAACCTGTTTGAGCATGATTTGACAGAAAACGTCACCTATACCTTTAGCAATCCAGCCGCATCAGGCAGGGCGTCATCGTTTGTTTTAAAGGTTATTCAGGACAGCACGGCTAGAACAATTACATGGCCCTCCAGCGTGGATTGGCCTGCGGCGACAGCACCTACTTTGACCACCACAAACAACGGTGTAGATGTGTTTGTGTTTTTCACTATTGATGGCGGCACAACCTATTACGGCTTTGTTGCTGGGCAGGCAATGGGATGAGTGTAGGTACTAAGTTACTACAAGCCGCCGCTGGCAATGCTGGCGAAGCTGTTTACGTTGACGATTTGTTTTCTACGTTTTTGTATGAGGGAACAGGTGCTAGTTTAAATATAGTAAATGGCCTTGATTTGTCTGGTGAGGGGGGTTTGATTTGGACTAAAACCAGAACAAGTGCTACTGATCATGCCTTAATGGATACAGAAAGAGGCGTAGCAGGGACAGGTGGTTTTTTAGAGAGCAATACCACTAACGCCGCAGAAACTGGGTTTGGCTCAGATTATGGGCCAACAGCATACAATAACAATGGTTACACCTTGGGTTCTAGTGGGTCACCGTTTAACGCTGATGGTGTAAGTTATTGCTCGTGGACATTCCGCAAGGCAGAAAAGTTTTTTGACGTTGTTACCTATACTGGGGATGGCACTACAGGTCGGCAAATTGCCCATAATCTTGGCAGTAGTCCCGGCATGATGTTTTTTAAAAAAACAAACGGCACTGGGGATTGGAAAGTATTTCACAGGTCATTAAGCGGAAGCGGCTTAAATGGAAGACTTAGGCTGGACAGCTATGGCGCAGAGATATCTTTAACCAACAATTTTTTTGTTTCCAGCACTTACTTTGGCAGTGATTATTACAACGCCTCGGGGGATGAGTGGGTGGTGTATTTATTTGCCCACGACGAGCAAGACTTTGGCGAAAATTCTGACGAGGCTATTATTAAATGCGGTAGTTATGAGGGCAACGGGAGCACGACTGGCCCTGTTGTTGATCTAGGGTTTGAGCCTCAGTGGTTACTTATTAAAAACATTGATGACGGCCAAGACGGTATGCACTGGTATATTTTTGACAATATGCGAGGCATAGCAAATGGCGGAGAAAATGTCAGGCTTAAAGCGAATAAAAATGATGCTGACGCTGGAGCAGGAAGCTCTAGTATTTTTGATGTTTCAGCTACAGGCTTTCAGTTAAATACCACCAGCGGTAGTTATAACGCCAGTGGCGACACATTTATCTACATGGCTATCGCAAGACCCCACAAGCCAGCATCAGAGTTTGTAGCTACTGATATGTTTACACAGCAGTCGCTAACAGCAGGAGAAGGGGCTGACACGTTTATTAGTACAGGTTTTGACGTAGATGCTGTCTTGTACAGAAAAGGCACAGCATCAAGCCCAATAATAGTGGGGGATCGTCTACGAGGAGGACAAAAAAGTGGAGGAGATCTTAAAACTAGCGATACCGACGCTGAAGCCAGCAACTCTGGAGCATTTTTCTTAGATGAATCTCGCGGTGTAACTGTAGACTTTGCCGGCGGCCACTTTAATGCCTCGCCTGCCGCAACTGACCAAAGTTATATTCGATATTTTTTAAGGCGCGTTTCTGGATTCTTTGATGTTGTGGCTTATACGGGGACGTTAGCTAATCGCACTATATCTCACAATCTCAATGCTGTTCCTGAACTTATTATAATTAAGGCAAGAGCTAGCACTGAAGGATGGATTGTTGGTGGGTATAAAGATGCTCAAACATTTGTCCGTCTTGATCTTGGTAATGCAGAGTTTACAAATACAACATATTTTCAAAACACACTACCCACCAGCACAGAAATATCGCTTGGCGCGCATAACAATGTAAACGGCTCTGCAAAAACATACATAGCCTACCTATTCGCAACAGTTTCCGGAATATCAAAGGTCGGTAGCTACACAGGCACAGGAAGCGACCTTAATGTTGACTGTGGTTTTAGTGCTGGGGCTAGGTTTGTTTTTGCTAAACGCACAGACTCTACTGGCGATTGGTATTTGTGGGATTCTGCCCGTGGAATTGTTGCTGGTAACGACCCTTATTTTTTATTGAACGATCAATCCGCAGGGCAAGTTAGCAACACTGATTACATTGACCCGTTAAATGCTGGCTTCACAATTACATCATCAGCGCCAGCCGCATTAAATAACAGTGGTGGAACTTATATCTTTTTAGCAATCGCATAGGATTATCAACTATGTCTGAATACAGAGTACGAGCAACGGGTGAGGTTAAATCTCAAGGCCAAATCCGGAACGACAACAAGAATATGTCCCTGCCTAGAGTATGGAATGCAAACGTTTGTGACGCCTTGGGCGTTGATCCTGTCCTTGCGGCCCCTGCACCAGAGCCTAGCGCCGCCTACAAGTCAGTAGTACGTAACGGTGCTGTACAGGACGCTAACGGCAACTGGGTTCAGGCTTGGATAGAGCGTGAGATGTTCACTGAGTACACCGATGAAAACGGTGATGTTCAGACTGTGGCGGCACAAAAAACAGCTTACGATACGGCGAATACTGCGGCTTTGGCGGCAAGCGAGAGAGCCAAGCGTGACGAATTGTTAAAAGAAACTGACCACTACGGACTATCTGATGTAACTATGTCAACAGAAATGACAACGTACCGTCAGGCGTTAAGGGACGTACCACAACAAACAGACTTTCCCAGCACTATTAGTTGGCCTACGAAGCCGTGATATGTGGAAGTTATTTTTCTGTATTTGGTGCTTGATACCTATATTTACACATGGGCAATAGGCAGTAGGACGAGGCTAGAGCATTACAGAATTTGTCGATATAAGGAGCTAAATAGCGAATCAGATCAAACGTACACATGGTATTTACCTTGGCCTAATTCATATTGCGATCCTTACGTTATATACGAGGTGACAAATGATTGACCCGATTACAGCGGCGGCGGCGGCTACGAAAGCATACGCAGGGGTCAGAGCCTTTATCGAAGCAGGCAAGTCCATAGAGGATACGTTTCAGGTAGTAGCTAGATGGCAGGGTCACGCATCAGATGTTTTATATGCGAACCAAAGGCAACAGAAACGAAATAACCCACTTAAAAAAGTGGTGTTTGCAAACTCGGTAGAGGCAGAAGCGGCCCAGATGTTTGCCGCAAAGAAAAGGATAGAAAACCAAAGAAAAGAATTGGTGACATTATTGCAGTATGCATACGGTAATGAAGGTTTAGAAGAGTATCGCAACTGCATGAAAGAAGTTCAGGCGCAGAGACAAAGAGAGGTTTATGCACAACAAGAGGCAAAAGACGCAATAGTCAAATCATTTTGGATTGTGGTTCTTGTAGGTGTAGCAGGGTTTCTCATTACGTTTATTTTCAAGTCGGTGTCGGGAAGTTAAAGATGGAAGAAACAACAAAGCAGGTTATAGATGGCGTCAGCATTGTCACGATGCTTGGCACTCTCGGCTCTATTCTTCCACCTATTGCCGCCTTATTTACTATTGTCTGGACGGGTATTCGTATTTGGGAGACCGATACAGTCCAAGAGCTAACAGGCCGCAAGCAAAAGCGTGACGCTAAGGGCCGGTTTGTAAAGGATAATGACTAATGCTACAAGCATTGTTAGGCCCGGTAGCAGGACTCGCCAAAACATGGATGAACAATCGCCATGAGCAGTCTCAGGCCAAACATCAGGCAAAGATGCAGGTCATTAGCAACACTGCTACATGGGAAGAAAAAATGGCTGAGGCGTCTGGCAACTCGTGGAAAGACGAGTTTTGGACGATTGTACTCGCAGTCCCATTATTCTGCCTTGGATATTCTGTTGTGGCTGACGATGCCGGTATTGTTGATCGTGTTCGTTACAGCTTTGACGTTTTATCTACTCTGCCTGATTGGTATCAGTATCTACTGTTTCTTGCAGTATCTGCGTCATTTGGAATCCGTGGTGCTGACAAGCTCATGAAATTGAGGGCTAAGTAATGGCGTTGACGGTCGCATCTGCTGATTTAGTAGACAAGGGTAATCAGATTATCCAGCTATACAACAAATATCTGGGCCGCGATCCTTTGCAGGGCGGCTTGGATGGTTGGCTTGCGACCGGACAATCCATCGAAGAAATTGAGCAGGGAATTGCTAACTCGCCAGAAGCTAGTGTGGTGGCTAAGTTTTCAGAAGGTGCTGGCAGGCTTCCAGACGAAAGAGAAAGACAGTTTTTGGTTGTTGAACAGCCATTGGCTGATGTAGATGCGTTTGTTGAGATGGTCGCCGAAGAAGAGGGCTATGACCCCTTAGCTGATACTACAAATGACGACACGATCGCTGACGACACAACGGTTGATAACACTACTGCTGATAGTTCTGGTCAGGCGCAAAGCACAATTCTTGAGGATTTTTATGCTCAGCAAGGGCAAACAATAACAGGGCCAAGAGGCAGAGAAGTCACCGTTACTGAGGATATGTTACAGCAACAACTTCAAGGTGAATTGATTGCCGCCCAAAACTTTGATTATGTCCCGTATGGCTCTATTAACCCTGATGATTACGAAACAGATCAATATGGCAATGTCATTGTTAGGGTAGATGAAACATTCGGCCCTCAAGCGGCTAGTGGCGATGCTCTTGGGTTTTCGTTTTCTGACAAAGATGCGGCAAATAAACTATTTGGCGGTCAAGCCGATCAGCTTGAGTCTGCTATTCGTGATATTAACTCTGATCTTTATGCAATTACGTCTGGCGCCGCAGAGCTTGGGCTAACACTTCCAGAAGAAGATCAACAAAGGTTGAGGCAAGAAGCTCAAGAGTTGTATCCAGATGCTTCTGAGGCAGAGTTGCAGTATGTGTTCAA